TCTCTACTCTTGTAGCGAACGTTCCCTGTATCAAAATCCCCGTCCATTGAATTTTGCAATGGGGTTCTTTCGAAGTGCTTCATACCGTTAGGTACATCGGTTAACAAGAACCAAGCATTAGGCGCTGTCAAGAAGTGATTGATTGTGTATCCTTCTGGGATAGAACCATTGTTCTCGATAGCATTAATGTCGTTGTTGTTTGTACCAACGCGCAGTTTAGTTTCGAGCAAACGAGTTGCAACGAACTGTAGTGCAGGTGGAACAATCAATTTCTTGGGCTTAGCAGCGATCAAAAGACCACGCTCATCTGTCCATGCAGCGATTTGAATGACGGCATTCTCAAGAGAAGTCTCATTCAAGTCAGCAGGAGTAGATGGGCTGTTGCTGTTTGTACCGCCGTTCACCAATGGGTGAGCAGAGTTAAACAAAGAAACGCCGTCACCACCAACATATGCAGAGTTGAAACCGTTGTTCAAAGGAGCAGCGGCTTTAACTTGCTTGGTGTAGGCCATAGCGCGAGCCAGACCCTTGGTGTAGCGAGCAGACAAGCTGTCGTACAGGTTATCTTCAATCGCCTCTTCAGTGATTGAGAATCCAAGAGCAATGGTCTCGTGGTTATAGCGAGTTGTCCATGCCTCTTGTGCATTGTCATAAGCGATGGCTGAGCCTTCGTTTTTGACTGGTGCAGCAGAGAAACCGGATAACTTGGTTTCTTCTTCAAAGCTACGCTCAGATGTCTCTGTTTCGTAGATCTCTTTATGCTCTTCCCCATAACGGGCATACTCTAATCCGAACAATGCGTTCAGTCCAGGAAGTAACTCTTTAAGCAGTTGTGCGCGTGAAATAGCCATTTATGTTACTCCTTAAACTGTAACTGGGTAGTAGTAACCGTGTACGCCGAAGTTAAACTTAACGAGTAACTCTGGGTATTGGTTAAATACTAAGGTTGAAGATGCGACCATTGCTGGGCTTGGTGCTACGTTTACGGAAATAGATGTCGCACCGGCCGTTGCTGCTGATGCAACAAAGCTACCAGAGGAAATGTATTGACCGTTAGCAGCAAGAGTTCCAAGATCAGTACCAACTGGCAATGCATTTGGAATTGCAGCGCAGGTAATAGTCGTAGAAGAAATGCTGGTATAAGTAGTAGTACCTAGTGGCACAACGGTATCAGGAACAACGTTCAAAACACGCATTGGCACAGCAGCCGTAGTTGTCAATGATGCGGGAGATGTAACACCGATGTATGAATCACCTGTATTAACGTTACCTACACCAGCTGACCATGAACGGTTGATAGCTACATCTTGACCAATCAAAGCCAAAGAACCAGAAGCAAGAGTACCGCCAGAAGCCAAAGCTACTACACGGAAAACTTGATCAGGATCATCAGCAACGATAGCAACTGCATCACCAGCTAAAGTGTTAGCGGGCCAGTATTGGCTGTAACGCTTTTGCTTGGACACTGGGTCTGTATAAGAACAGCCAAGAAAAATACCAACGATATTGTCTGTTGGTGCGTCTGTACCCCATGTGCTTACACCAGTACTTGTGGTAATGGTAGATTGCACAACGAAGCCACGAGCCAATTTAACGATATCGCCGTAGTACAAGTTTGTACCGTAGTTGTATTGGATAGGTAGGTTTCTAGTAGAACCAGAAAATACCTGTCCACCGATCAGATTGACCGGCTTGAACCCGTATGGGGCCGAGACAGTTGGATATGCCATTTAAGGACTCCTAAAATTAAGATTTGCCGAATGTCACCTCGGAACGTCTGTCTTTAAACAGAGGCATCCTTGGATCACTATTACGCATGAAATTATTGTCAACGGATTCCATCTGAGCTTGGTTTTGCTTAGCGTAGTAATCTGACGCTTGCTTAACAAACTCGGCCGGAATTCTGCATAACAACAGTCCACCTACTTCAATGCCACCTTTAAATCTACCATCATTAACTTCGTGCATCATCAACTCAGGATAATCCTCTGCCTTGCAAGGCTCATAACCTTCGCGCAAACGCATAGAAATATTCTTAGGATCAGCACTGCCAACCATACTAATGCGAATGTATCTGTGTTCCCATCCAGGACGGGGGTCAGGCATTGGCAATTGCTCTGGCGGCCTCCATGCATCAGGTCTTTGACTTATTGCACGGGTTTCTGTTTCTCTGGGTTTACGATTTTGTTCTGACATGATTAAGCTCCTGATCTTTGTTTAGCAACCTGACGGGCATAGTCCTCTAATGAGACACCAAGCCGCTTGGCGATGTTTACCTGACTTGTAGTAAGTACGATTTTTTTAGACGCTGTACTCCTAGACGCAGGTGCAACTATCGACTTTTTCTGGGGTGGAGGAGATGCATCCACTTCAGTGTCGCTTTCAAAAGCATCTGGGAACCTAGTACGCATTTCGGAATCAATTCTTCGGTAGTACTCTTCGCTCGATGGATTTAATCGCTCATCTTGCGTGAGTTCCTCGTGTATGGCAAGCGCATAACTGGTCATGCGCCGATTTTGCCCGAACCAAGGATTCTTATCTTTCCAGGCCTCCGCCTTTCGGTCTAGCTGCGCTGGTTGCGTTACCTGCGTTTGTACCTCATTTCTTTCCTCTTGTAAAGGGGCTGGCTTGAAATTATGTAACTCTCTTGCCTTAATTGTCACGGCAGTTAGTTCACTTTGTGCTTCAGCCAGAGCATCAGAGTCCCCCATTTCATAAGCAGCTTTGTACTTATTCTTAGCGGACTGAAGCTCATTTTCAACCACTTTCTTTGCCTGTTCCAGCAAAGCAGTTTGCCCTTGATTCAAGGAACCTTTGAGTTTTTTATTCTCTTCTACTACGGACTGCGCCAGCTTTAATGCTTCCTCGCGCTCACGGTAAGCCGCTTCTTTAGCACGGCGCTCATCGTGATATCCCTTGGTAAAGTGTTTAATCCGTTTCTTTACGGAGTCGTTGTAAGTTTCCAATTCATCATCGGAAAACTCTTTAGGCGGTTCATCAGCGGGCTTGCGTCCACGATCTGGCTCAGGAGTATCGTCAACAATTTCAAGTTCAGGAGCTTCCTCAACTTCAATTTTGTCCTCTACTTCATCTGGGAATTTAAATTCTCTTTGTTCAGTTGCCATGTTGTTTCCTTATGCTGCTCGTTGAATACCGCGAGGATCTTGCACAGTGGCTTCAACTTGATCGTCTTTGATCAAGCGGAATTCTTTGCCGTGTATTTTGATTCGCGTACCAGAGTTGGGGCGAACTATTACAAAATCACCTTCTTTGCATGATGGCCCAGATGGAAATCTGGTTGTATCTTTGTATGCATCAGGCCCCATCTTTATGACGAACAGTACCGGTGTCAGTACCTCTTCAAAATGCATGGTTTGTGATGATTTAATTAACTCTCCTTCGCCTTCAAATTTTTCATCTACTTCCGGCAGTACCGTTAGCAAATGAAACGTTTTAGGTTCGGGAAGTTGCGTTGCCTTATCTTCGGCTTTCTTGTTAAGAATTCCAGACAAGTCTACGGCTTGAACATCAAAGTTCATAGTTTTCCTCCGCAGGGGGCTACAAAAAAGCTTACCGATACACCCCCGCCATATCGGTTCGCCGGGTTATTCGTTGTCTTCGTCTTCTTTGAAACGCTGCATCATGGTGTCTATCTCTCCTTTGCAAAGGGACAAGCCCTTGAAGACACCGCACATTTCAGAATACTCGGCATAGTCTCTGGCACTTTTACCAGCCAATGCAATTGCATATTGATCTTCGATCTGCTTGATCTTTACCAATAGATGTTCAAGTATTTTGTGTTCCATCATTCACCCTTTTTAGGCTCTTGTTTTCTAACGTTCTGAGCTTTAGCCTGTTGCTCAGCTTGTCTCTCACGAATATCATTCATCCTCTTAGCCGTTTCCTCGGCCAGCGTCATGCGTTGCATTTCTTGGGCCTCCCTGATCTTTGCCATCTGCTGATCTTGCTCCATGCGTTGTGCGTGTTGTTCTTGCAACATTTGCAAATCAAGCGCGTGTTGTTGCTGGTTGTGCATTAAGTTTTGCTGGGCTTCAGCAATCTTTTTTTGCTCTTCAATCGCTGGATTAGGCCCGGCTTTTTGTTGAGCTTGCTGAGCTTTGATCTGCAACTCTTGCTGTTTAATAGCTAGATCGCCATCAACTTTTTTAGCCTTAGTCTGCGCTTCCATCTGAGCAATTTGCAATTCAGCTTGTTGCATTTGAACCAGAGGATCTTGTGCTTGTTGCTGTGCTTGCTGTTGCGCGGCCTGACCTTTACTCTGCTGTAAAACTTGCTGAGCCGCCTGAGCCGTGAGCTGAGAAATTTGAACTTCAAGCTCTTGTGGCATATCTTCATCTGGAGCAGGTAACGTAGCACCCAGTTGTTGCTGGATCTTATTCCTATACTGGAATGCCAAGTGCTCAGATATATGTGCCATGATGGCTGCGCCCATCTGTTGCCCCATAGGACTTTGACCAATCTGCGCCTGGAGTAAAGGATCTTGCATCATTGCTTGGTGAATTGCAATATGTGCATCGTGATCCTGGTACATAAACGCCTTGGTTGGTTTTCCTTTTAAGAAAGCCATGTTCTCTGATATTGGATCTCTTGGTTTTTGATCGTCTTCAGTAGGAACAATATCCTCGGCATTAGGTATTCCAATTACATCTAACATCTGTCTGTGTAACTTGGGTAAGTTATAAATCTGGGGCGCTTGCTGTGCCATCTGCATTGCAGCCTGGTACTGCATAAGCCTTTGCGCCATCGTAGAACTATTGGGATCACTGACTGGTATAACTTCAACCATGTCGTAATCACTTTGCTTTGCGCTTTTATCCGCTTTCTCGGGATCATATTCATAATCTCTGGGTGCAAAGTCACGGATCATTGGCTTGAGCAGTTTGAATTCCTGCTTCATAGAGTAATGAACCCTAGCTTGTACCGCGCTCATGGTCTTAAGCTGTCTCTCTAAGAGAGCAAGCGTAGTTCCAACCGGAGCATTGGCCGACATATCGCTAATGTTCATGTCAGCAATAGCGCCAA